GCCTCTGTTTTTAACAGGGGCCTCATCTGGAAAATCCTCCAGTAGTGGAAGATCTCCGGTTGTGAATAGTTCATACTATTTATAACCGTAGGTTAAACACGTCTCTGAGGTCATACAAATTAACTCTGGAAGTAACAATGTTGCGGAAGGAATTGATTCTGGGTGGAGTATCGGTGGATGGTTGGGGGATCTATATAACCATATAGACCTCAACTCTCTCCATAAGGTGCGACTTCCTGGGCCTTAATCGGCTGCCTTTGTAGGCTACCTGCAGACGCCTTACGGCGAAACTGAAGATTAAGGAAGTGTGAAACTATATTTGGCCGGCAAGGGGTTATCGATCCTAAAGAGGGATCTAACCTGTCTACCAGACAATGAGTTGCTGTTTAGGACATCCCCAGAAGGGGTACTAAGAGCAGGAGTATGCGAGCGAGGGATCCTTTGGGACCCTTACCGACATCAACCATTGTTACTTATTAATAAAATCTCAATATGACTTCTTTTAAAGTTTTACTTCATAGAAGTGATATTCAGAGAGTTTTACGTTTGCTTAATGGTATGCTCCGTGTAAAAGCGGGGCGCGGATGGATGCAGTGGCTCTTGAGCCTTTCTGTAATCATCCGTGGAAGGAACACTGCTGCTACAGCTAGGTTAGCTTGGCATTACCTTCGGTCATTAGTCCGCCTCTACAGACATCAGGGTATGCGCGGTTTAGTTATTGCAACTAAATCGTGGTATGTCTTGACTATGCAAGCGGTTGGTGGGATGAAGATACCTAGCGTCCAACAATTAGGTTGTGGCGTTGCTAGGGCTTCGGATGGGCTACCTCGGGTTATACCGAGATTGTCTCGTCAGAGGATTAGGGAAGGTGATTTGGACCACTTGCGACTCTGGGTTACTTGATTCTCTGTTTACAGAGTTTTCAATTTCCCTGGAGTTCTCAAGCTGTCCACTATCACAGCTCCGGGGTCCCCGCTTTCACTCTCTCTTTTAAGAGAGGTGGAACGTGGACTTCCGGGCTTCCTGGGCTCTCTGTCGATCTCTGGCCCCTTGGATCCGTCCAAGGAGTTGGAGTCTCCGAAGTTTGTTTCGTTAACTAGATCTACACCTTCTGTTGTAGGTCCAGGTGTGAAGGTAAGTGGGAGTATCTGGGGTATCGTTACGGGGGCTCTGGCAATGTCGGAGTCTCAAGTGTTCACATCATTTCGATGGTTGGCTGAGCGTCTTCCGCCGGTAACGGCGGACTTCTACGATGTAGGAGTACACAAGACGTTTCTTTCGATCTTCGATTTGATTGTGGCTGGTTTTCCTCCTGCTAAGTCCCTATTGGGGCGGCAGATCTTTGGCGACCTTGGTCGCTTAGGATTTAAGTCGGAGGCGGCTGGTAAGGTTAGGGTCTTTGCGATGGTTGAGTGTTGAACGCAGTGGTTACTGCGCCCTCTTCACTTGTTCATCTTTAAGATTCTTGGTGATCACCCCTGTGATGGTACTATGGATCAGTTTGCTCCGATCGATCGTCTCCTAAAACTTGGTTGTACTAAGTTTTGGTGTTACGATCTATCGGCGGCAACTGATCGTCTACCAGTTAAGGTTCAGTCAATGTTGCTGACGGCGGTCTTTGGACCCTCGTTCGGTGAGCATTGGGCGAATCTTCTAGTAGGTAGGGATTACTGGGTGGGCGCCGCTCCGAAAGGAGTGGTTGTTCCACCTGGTACCCCTGATAGTGTCCGTTACGCGGTGGGTCAGCCAATGGGGGCCTTGTCCTCTTGGGCAATGCTCGCACTAACTCATCACTTTGTCGTTGCCTTGGCAGCGGCGCGTGTAGGATACGTTTTTGGTACTTTCCGTAATTATGCGGTTCTAGGTGATGACATTGTCATTTCCGATGGACGTGTCGCGGGTGCCTATCTTCAGCTTATGGCTGAGTTGGGAGTTGAAATTGGATTAGCGAAGTCTCTAGTATCTCGTAATGGGGTATTGGAGTTTGCTAAGAGATTTATCGTCAGGGGGAAGGACTTGTCGCCAGTTCCTGTAAAGGAATTGGTGGCTGCCCTTTCCGCTTTCGAATCTTCTACGGAGTTCATACGAAAGTATGCCCTTCGTCCGGCTTCTCTCGCCTCTCTAGCGGGTTGGGGTTATAAGGTCCGTGCGCGTCTTTCGGGGGAGTTTACTCAACTCCCTCCTAGGTTGGCGGCTATTGGACGGTGATGGTATTCGGTAAGGGGAAGAGATCCAAAAAAGGTGGCACAATGGTTTAATATTAAATCATTTGTCATTCGCCCACGTTGATTAGACGTGGGGGAGTCTCTCCCTGAAGCGACGGCGTTGGTGATTCAGGCTTGGGCATCGAAAGATGAATCTAAGATGAATTTCCGCCTCCGTAACTTCCCTCCGGATGTTTCAAATCCTGAAAGTAGTCGTCTGATGAAAAGTTTTCTGGATGGAACCCTCCCCGTACTTGTGCGGGAGGTTCCCCATTCCTCAGATAGGGTTTCCCTCTATCTGGGTCTGTGGAACATCCAGGTCGAGCAGTGAAAGATCACCCTTCCAGTCTTAAAGGACGCTCAGCATCGGGCCCGTCGTGTGTTTTTCTACTTAACACTCGATCGTGGTCACGTTACTGATGTACCCTTTGATGCCTGGTTGGATGCTTATAAACTGCGCGGTAACTTGTTCATGCCGAAAAGATTGGGTACAGTAGTCTCGGCGTCTCGTACGCCGTCTCTACTGTTCATATCTCGCCTTCATGCTTTGCTACATCAGAAGAACACGGTTGGGGCTTCGGCTCCTCCGAAAGCAGCAGTGGAAAAGGACTGGCGTAGACATATTATCTACGCTGAGTCCGATCCTTCTACTAACGTGAAGTCCGGTTAAGTTGGTAAAACAGCTTGAACGGGTGGCTTCACTCAAATATTTAAACACATCTGAGTGTCACCTTCGGCC